CCAATCCCGGCGCCCTTCATGGCATCGGCGGCAGCATCGAATGGCTAGAGGCGCAGGCGCAGCGCGCGATTGCGCGGGGCGGATCGAGCCTGACGTCCTTCCGCCTCTACAACCGGAATGAGAGGGTTTCGGGCGAGACGCGCGATCTGCTGATCACCCTGGACGAATGGCTTGCCTGCGAAACCGACGACCTGCCCCCGCGTGATGGTGGCGTCGTCATCGGCATCGACCTCGGCGGCTCGGCCAGCATGACCGCCGCCAGCTTCTACTGGCCGAGTACCGGACGCCTCGAGGCGGTGGGCACCTTTCCGACGCAGCCCTCGCTCCTGGATCGCGGCCAGGCCGATGGGGTCGCGGGGCGGTATGTCGAGATGCACAAGCGGGGCGAACTGACCACGCTCGGCGACAAGACTGTCCCTGTCGCCCCGTGGCTGGTCGAGGTGATGCGTCACGTTGCGGATCAGCCGATCCTTGCCCTTACGGCAGACCGTTACAAGCAGGCCGAACTGGGCGAAGCGATCACCCGCGCCGGGGTCCGCGCGCCGCTGGTCTGGCGCGGCCAGGGCTTCCGCGACGGGGGTGAGGATTGCGAGCGGTTTCGCCGCGCCGCCTTCGATGGCCAGATCAAGGCCCGGCCGTCCCTGCTGCTGCGCTCGGCCTTCGCCGATGCGGTCTGTCTGCGCGACCCCGCCAACAACCTGAAACTTGCCAAAGCCCGCTCGACAGGACGGATCGACGCCGCCGCCGCGTCTGTGCTGGCCGTCGCCCAGGGCGCGCGGATCGCGGCGCAACCGAAGACACGGGCGAGGATGCTATGGGCGTGAGACGCGAACATCATCGGCACTCGGCCCGCGTGACCCGAACGGCGCGCTGGAAGGTGCTGCGCGCGGAAATTCTCGAGCGCGACAAATACCGTTGCCGCTCCTGCGGCTGCGGCGGGCGGCTCGAGGTGGATCACGTCAAGCCGGTCAGGACGCACCCCGATCTGTCCTACGACCCCGGCAACCTGCAAGCCCTCTGCCCATCCTGCCACACGAGGAAAACCCGGATCGAGTGCGGGCATCCCCCGCCCCGAGAAGACCGCCAAGACTGGCGGGAAGCCGTCGAGACGCTCGAGCGTCCCGGCAAGACACCCAAGAGCAGAAAGGAAATTCGATGCTCGATTCTGTGAAGATCGCACGGCGGCAAAGCGAAATCCGCCAATCCCTCGCCGAGCTGGCCGGGAAGGACACCCCGACCGAGGATGAGCTGCGCCGCATGGGCGAGCTGGACCTCGAGTACCGCCAGAACGAAACCCGCTACCGCGCCGCGCTGATCGCCGAGGATACCGAACGCCGCGAAGCGGGCGCGGACCTCGAGACGCGCTCGGCGACCGAATGGGCGCAGATGATGGCGGGTTTCGAGCTTCGCCAGGTCGCGCTGCACCTGGACGAGGGGCGCAGCCTCAACGGCCAGACGGCCGAGATCGTGACCGAGCTGCGCAACGCGGGCGGCTTCCGGGGCGTTCCGGTTCCTTGGCAGGCCCTCGAACTGCGCAACACGGTGGCCAGCGGTACGCCTGACCCGGTGCAGACCATGCCGATCATCGACAGGCTTTTCCCCGACAGCGTGGCGGCCCGCATGGGTGCTCAGATGATCGCGATCGAGGCGGGCGCGGTTGAATGGCCGGTGACGACCTCGGCCGTCGCGGCGGGCTGGGCCGATGGGGAGAGCGCCAACGTCGCCGGGCCGACTGCCTACGCGACCACGGATCGCGCGATGGCACCCGACCACAACCTCGGGATTCAGATGCGGATCACCCGTAAGGCGCTGAAACAGTCGGGCGCGGCCCTCGAGCAGGCGATCCGGCGCGACATGCAGGGCGCCATGGGGCAGGCGATGGACGCGGCCGTGTTCCTCGGCACCGGGGCGAACGGCCAGCCGCTTGGCATCATCACCGGCGCGGCGACCTACGGCATCAATGCCACGGCTGTGGACGCCGTTGCGAGCTGGGCGGCCTTCCGCGCAGCCGTCACCCGGTTCCTGACCGGCAACGCGGCGACCGGCCCCGGCGACGTGCGGGCGCTGATCCGGCCCGAGTTGTGGGACTTCCTCGACGGGCAGATGGTCGGCGACGGCGGATTCAAGTTTGAATTTGACCGGCTGACCGAAGCCCTGGGCGAAGTCGTGATGACGGCGAACGGTCTGGCGGCACCGGCCGGCACTCCCTCGGCCTGTTCGGCGGTGCTGACCACGGCGGCCGGCGGGGTGGCCCCGGTCTTCGTCGGCGCATGGGGCGCGGTCGACATGATCCGCGATCCGTACACTGACGCCCAGTCGGGCGGCCTTCGCATCACGGCACTTGCGACCATGGACGTGACCGTTGCCCGGCCTGCCCAGGTCGAGGTGCTGACCGGCCTCGAGCTGGCGTTCCCGTGATGCTGTGGGGCGCATCGCTCGGCGCGCTGGAACTGCGCAGCGACGGCGGGGCAACCCGCCTTCGGGCGGTGTTCCCCTATGGCGCGGAAACCGAGCTGGCACCGGGGCGGCGCGAAGCCGTCGCCCCGAGGGCCTTCGCATCCCGGATCGACGCGGGCGAGGATATCCATCTGCTGTCCGGGCACGACTACACCAAACCGCTGGCATCACGTGAGGCGGGCAGCCTGACCTTGCGCGACACCGACGCCGGGCTCGAGATCGAGGCGGAGATCGACACCGGCACGAGCTGGGCGCGCGACTTCCTCGCCGCCCACAAGGCCGGGCTGATCCGGGGCCTTTCGCCCGGCTTCCGCGTCCTGCCCGGTGGCGAGCGGATCGAGCGCCAGGGCGAAACCCTGCGCCGAACGGTGACGGCGGCCGAGCTCTTCGAACTGAGCGCCGTGACCCGTCCCGCCTATCCCCAGGCACAGATCACGGCGCGCGCCTGGACGCCCGGTTGCGAGGCACCCGACGCGGGCCTTGTGCGCGCCCTCAACCGATGGAGAGCCTGACATGGGCGTGATGGATTGGTTTCGCCGCAAGGCCCAGCCCGAGATCCGCTCGAGCGGCGCGGGCTACACCGCCGCCGTCATGGCAGCCCGCGACAGCTACATCAGCGGGCGGCGCGGATTGGCCGAACTGACGGCCACGGTGCAGACGTGCCTCGGCCTTTGGGAATCGGCCTTCGCCGCCGCCGATGTGGAAGGCACCCCCTTCCTTGACCGGCGCACGATGGCGCTGATCGCCCGCTCGGCCGGGCTGCGCGGCGAAGCGGTGTTCCTGATCCGCGACACCGGCCTTGTCCCTGCCGTGGATTGGTCGCTGACGACCCGAGACGGCATCCCCCGCGTCTACCGCCTGACTGTGCCAGAGGCGGGCGCAGGGCGCAGCGTGACGGCGCTTGCCGCCGAGGTGCTGCATCTGCGTATCGGGTCCGATATCACCGCGCCCTGGACGGGCACGGCACCCCTGCACCGGGCGAGCCTCACGGGGGCCATGCTCCATGCGGTGGAAACAGGCTTGGCCGAGGTGTTCGAAAACGCCCCGCTCGGCTCGATCATTGCACACCTTCCCGACAGCGGGGCCGACGACATGGAGACGCTGCGCCATGCCTTTCGAGGGCGGCGCGGATCGACGCTTGTGCTGGAAGGCGTAGCCCAGGCGACGGCGGCCGGGATGAATCCCCAGCTCGGCCAGAAGCCGGATCAGCTCAGCCCCGACTTGTCCCGGTCGATGACGGCCGAGACGCTGGACTCCGCCCGCGACGGCATCGCTGCTGCTTATGGCGTCTTGCCTGCGCTGTTGAACAGATCCGCGACAGGCCCCGTGATCCGCGAGGCGCAGCGGCATCTGGCAACGTGGCAGTTGCAGCCCATGGCCGAACTGCTGGCGGCCGAGGCGTCGGCGAAGCTGGGCGGCGCAGTGCGCATTGACGTCATGCAGCCCTTGCAGGCTTTCGACGCGGGCGGCCGGGCGCGCGCCATGTCGGCGATCATCGGCGCGATGGCCCAGGCGAAAGAGTCGGGAATCGACCCGGCCCTCGCCCTGCACCTGGTCGATTGGAAGCGAGAGGAATGAAGATGAGGCGGCCGCCCTCGCCATTTCAGAGCTGGCTTGCGGCCCGGATCAGTCGGAGAGTCCCGTCAGAACCCCGACAGCGCGCGGCCCCCAGGTTACCCCCTGTGTCGGTGGGGGCGCGGTGCGCAGGGGCAGGCCATGCAGGACGCTGGCCTGCCCCGTTACTTGCGCAGGCGCACACCCGGCCCGCCGCCGTTCTCGGCCAGGAACACAACGCCCGCCGCCTCAAGGGCGGCGCGAATGGCCGAAACGGATGGTTCGGCAACGGCGCGTCGATCACGCTCGAAATCAACCACGGTGGACAAACTGACCCCGGCGCGTTGCGCCAGATCACCTTGCGTCATTCCGATCAGAGCGCGACCCGCGCGAGCTTGTGCTGGTTTCATATCCACAAAAATTGTTGACGCATAGATCATGCTGCACTATCCACATTAATTGTTGATAACCCATACAGGAGACAGTGACAATATGCATCAAGGAAAGCCTTC